TAACGCTTTTGATTTTGTAATAGAAAGCTCGGCCAATGTGAACACCAATCCGCGCACGGAGCAGACCTGTATAACGATAGATACCGGGCTGGCCCGCTTTTATAAGGAGTTCTACGATGAAATAAACAATTTCACAAAGGATTTTGATAATTGGAAACCATATACATTAAAAAGAGACCGAGCAAATGACGAAGTTATTTAATAAAGGCGGTGACGGTGCCGGTGAAATAGTCCGTGTTCTGGGATTGATCGATAATGATCTTGATTTTACCAAGTGGGAACCTATCTTACCGCTGGGTATTCGGGATTTACAGGCTATCATCGGAACGGAACCCATAGACGCGGTAGATAAGTATTACCGTGAAGATCATGCGGACGGTACGGAACCGGACGGCATGGCGGAAACTTTGCGGCTGATGCAGCAGGCGGTGGCAATGTTTACCTGGTTAAAGGTCATTCCCACTTTAGACGCACAACACGGAACGGCCGGACGTGGCAAACACCTTGGAGAGAATGAAACGGGTATGACCGCCTTACAGGAGTTCAAGGATGAAGAGAATATCCGGAACCTGGCTTATGAAGCCGTAGACGCGTTGGTGGAGTTAATGGACCGCGAAAAGTTTGATTTCTGGATGAACGGCATTAAGAAAAAGGCTATAAACCGGCTTCTAATCCAGAATAAGGAAACGTTCGATGAATATTATAATATCGGAAGTCACCGGCTTTTCTTGGTGCTTATTCCTATGATCCGGGAAGTCCAGGACGGGCAGATAATACCTGTTATCACCCGGAACCGTTATAATGAACTGATTGAAGGCGATACCGTTTTAACGGAGAAATTGCTGGAGTATGTACGCCGCCCGCTTGCACTTCTCACCATAAAAAAGGCCGTTGAACGTTTACCGGTGGAAGTTCTGCCAAGTGGAATCGTACAGGTACAGCAGAGCACAACCGTACGGGATAAATTGCGGGCGGAAAAAGAGGCCCGGCAATCGGTTGCTAACAGTCTGGAGCAGGACGCGGCGGCTTATCTGGATGTATTGCAGGATATCATCAGGGAACTGGATGCGCAGTCGGAAACGATGGATTACTATATACCGGGTGTTACCGTACAATCCAAAGGAATAACCTTTTAATGTCCGGACATGGAGAAGTTTACATATAATAGTAAGACGGTGGAGGTTCCTTCCTGTCTGGATGAAGTCAGCAGTGAGCAGTACCGGCAGTTTCTTATATTGTCGGTACTGATGAACCGCGGTACGATCAGCCCCGGACAGTTCCGCGTAAAATGGCTTTCTTTCCTTCTGGGCATGAAAGCGGATTACACCATGTACCGGCGTGAGATCATCCGAGAGCTGGACGGTCAACTGGAAAAGCTGGACGGCTTTTTCTCTTATACAACCGGTAAGGAGGGCGAGCGGATCGTTACGCCTATTCTGAAAACCGGTCGTAACCTGATGCAGGATTTCGGGGGCTGGCATGGTGTCGGTGACATGCTGAACGGTCTTACTTTCGGTAACTTTTGTGATTGCCTGGATTTGTTGCAGCAAAGCAAACAGGCGGCAGCAGAAAAAGACGATCCGGCTATAAATGAATTCTTCCAGGATATCACGTTAAAGCTTTACCGGTACAAGGACCCGGAGAAGACGCCGGCCGTTCCTTCCTTGCTTGCCATTCATGCGGTAAACTTCTTTTCCGCCGTTTGGGAAATGGTTCTTTCCGGACCGGTTTATATCGGTGGTGAAGCTATCGACTTTCGGATATTGTTCCAGAAGCTGGCATCCGAGGACCGGAAGGCGGACGATAAAACCGGCTGGACCGGGATAGTCTTTGAGGTGGCGGCTTCCGGCGTGTTCGGAAATAAGAAGGAGGTGGACGATACACCCTTTTGGGATGTATTGCTTTATCTGTATAAATGTAAGTTTGAGTATTTACACCAAAAACGTAACAAGAAATGAGAACGACAACAGGAACAAAAAACAAGATCAAGAAATTCGAGGGGTTACGCCTGAAAGCGTATGTATGTGCCGCGGGAGTATGTACGATCGGTTACGGTCACACGATCGGCGTAAAACCGGGTGATGTTATCACCGAGGCCCAGGCCGATGCTTTCTTTGAATCGGATATCAGGGCGGTAGAAAACCAGGTAAACGCGCTTCCCCTTCATTTGGGACAGTACCAGTTTGACGCGGTAGTAAGCTTTTGCTTTAATGTAGGTATCGGAAAATTCAAGAAATCAACGCTTTATAAGAAGATCAGAGCGGATGCGTATGAGCCATCCATACCGGCAGAGTTTAAAAAGTGGATATACGGGGGCGGTAAGATTCTTCCGGGGCTTGTTACCCGCCGTGAATGGGAGGCGAAACGTTATCAGGGATTGACAATATGATAGATATAAAGGTTTACCGTGAATACTGGGAAGGCGTGCAAAAACGTATTCCTGAAATAAAGAAGGTGCTGCCCGTTACCATTGACGAGGAAATGAGTAAGACGATACAGGGACTATCTAAAGAAGAATGTCCGGTGCTCTTTATTCTGATCCCGTCGGGAACGGGTGCCAGCCTTTCGGCTGACAATGTGAGGGAAAATAATTTATGCGTTATTTTCCTTATGAGCAAGTACGATCCCCAACGGAAA